AATAATTTTTGTAGTTTTTGTAGTAGTGTTAATCCACTTGTAATAGCCATTAATAATAAACCTTCTTAGTTTTTATAATCTCTTCGTCTCTATAATCTTCTGGATGGGGGATTAGGCCTCCTTGTCTAAATCGCATAACAGCCTGAGTCATTGAATCGACTAAGTCATCATGATCGCCATAAGGAAATGCTGCGCATTCTTCAATAACTTCCTCTGCAAAATGCTCTCCATGAGGATAGTAAACATTACCTGACTCAAATACAGGAGCACAAGCATTTACTCTAGAATGTTTATCTTTACCACGGGTAGGTACGAAATCCATTACAGGAATACCTGCTCTACGCATCTCTTGAATGAGCGGTTGGCCAGTGGCCTTTGCCTCTACAATAATGGACTCTGGTTCCCAATACTTATATGCTTCCATAGCGACTGCTTTTAGTTCTGGAAAATCCCAACGACCTTTTTCTGCGTCTAATAAAATTAAAGCATTCTCCCCTGGACTAGGTTCAAATATCCCCCATGTCGTAATCGCAGAATAGTCTGCAGTTTCTTTTTTAGAAAATGCTGTATCATAACTTTGGATAATATGTTTTAAATCTGGAACCTGTCCTTTCCAAGGCTGCCACCATTCACGTTTTAAGATTGCACCTTCCTCGGCCACTGGGTCCTGCATGTACTGTGCATTCCAGTTTTTAGGTGAGATAGATGCCTTAACACCTTCTAGTTCTTCGAGTGACCAATACTCTGGCCAAACAGGGTTTCCTGATTTCAAGATGGCAGGAAATTCTATTAACTTCCATTTATCCGCTTTAGGTTCACTTTGTGCTTGGATGAGTCTTCCTGTAATATCGTCTTGAGCCCAACGGGTCATAACAACGACAATGGTTCCTCCTGGTTGCAAACGTTGTCTGGGTCCTGAATTGTACCAGTCATATGCTCTCTCCATAGCATTATCCGATAATGAGTCTTGTTCGGTATGTGGATCGTCGATAATAAGTAAGTCCGCCCCTCGTCCTGTGATAGAACCGCCTACACCCGCTGCAAAATATTCCCCACCATGATTGGTCTCCCATCGGCCTTTTGCCTTACTATCTTCTCGTAGTTTAACATCTCCGAAGATCTGTTTATACTCTGGACTATCAATTAAGTTACGAACCTTACTTCCGAACCTTCCTGCAAGTTCTGCGTTGTGAGATACCTGCATAATTTTTTTCTTAGGAAACTTCCCTATAAACCAAGCTGGGAATAGATAAGATGCAAACTCTGATTTTGTATGACGTGGTGGCATATTCACAATGAGCCTCTTATTCAAACCTTTTGAAATTTTAGTAAGTTCGTCGGCAATATGTTGATGGTGGCCCCATTTCTTTGGGTCCTTTTCTTTTCTACAAATAAAATCTGGCCAAACAGTTTGAACAAAATACAAAAAATTATCTTGGCACAGTTTAATGTGTTCGATGTATACTTTTTCTACTCTATCGCGCAACTGTTCAGTTGTAAGTAATTCGTGCGACATATCTATTTTGCATACTATACATGTATGTAATCGACTGTAAAGTCTTCGTCGCTGGTACCATAAATCAAGCAAAAGGGGGGTGGGGATAGCCGATCGCCGATCCTAATTCCAGATCGGCGATGGTACCTCTATCGGTATAGATTTATCTAATAGAGTTTAATCTAGGTCTAAACATATTGGCTATTCTTTTCTGATAGTACCGCAAGTTATTCCATGAGCATTGTAATACTCTTAGCTTATGTATCTTTGGGTTTAAGTGATAACTACCCATAACACATTGGTACACATTCCGAGAGCACCCAACATAGTCCACTCTATTATACTTAGAGTTAATGAGTAGATATACCCCCGAAACAATTGGGGGTATATCATCAGTGTATTTAATGTTTATCTTGCTCATCAGCAACTTTGCCAGTTAGTAACAAGTTCAACACATCACCCATTTTATTAACAACTCTATTTCTAAAGTCATCAGCAAGTGGGTTGCCATTGTTGGTGAGTATAAATTCCTCAACAGCACTCTCAAGGAATTTATAAAGTATTTCATAATTTAATGATTTGAATTTTTCATTCTGCATTAAACTATGTACTCTATCTAAGTCGATATTTTTACTATCAACTTTTTCACTTAACATAGCACTGAATAAAGAAGGTAAGTTTTTATTTGACATCAAAACCCCCTAAATCTTTTTTCATTGCAACATCATAATCAGCATTAAATGGTTTAAACTCTACTGTGTCCACTGACTTATAGAATTTATTAACCATGTCGATTAATTCACTGTCGCCACTTTTATTTACATACTCAATAAAAGAAGTGGAATCGAATCGCCTTTGATTACGATTTATTTTTTGAACAAAAGATTTGTTATCAAGAATTATGATATTGATTTTTGCTCTATCAAAAATTCCTGACACAATTTCTTTAGTATCAGTTCTTAACTTACTATACTTTTTGTATAAGTAAGATTGAGCAACGTATGAATTAAGCACACGTTTATCTGCTTGACTTAATGTTGGCAGATTTTTTTGTTTTACTGTTGTCATTGTTTCCTCTTTGTTAAGTTAAATAAGATAAATTATTTTATCTTATCTTAGATAAGATAAGTATTTTTTTACAAATTACAATAGTTATAAAAAATAAATTTTAATTATTTTTTACTTGGTTTGTGGATAAAATTTTTACATTTTTATTTTTTAGATTTTCTGCAATCCTGCCATTTTGGGTGCTGCCTGCTTAAAAAAGTCTTCCACAGATGCCCGAGAATTGACGAAACGAGGTTGCGAGGTATCCTAGTACCCTCAAGATTTTAAGAAATGTTTGATAACGAGAAAGAACGAGATTAGGGCGAGTGGTCTAAAACAGGAGCTACTCTGACAAAAGACCACTCATATTGTGGTCAGCTTTGGGAAACTCCCCTTGGTGCTGACCGTACCGTGCTTCCAACCGAAGCGATGTTATCTTTTTCCGTACGAGCTTGGTTGGTGCGTGCTAGCGAGGATAAACAAAACTAGCACACATCAAACAAACGAGGAACGGTGGCGAGAGTGCTACTCGCCACCGAGAAACTTAATTACCACCAACTTGAATAGTACACAAAGCGACCAGCTTCAAGTTCTTTTTTTGCTTTATCAATGATGTCCAAGTCATATTTTTTCTGCTCCTCATGTTCATCATACGAGTAACTATCATTGCCAAAGAAGAAACCTTGCGTGGCGGGCAACTTTTCTTCCTTAATATCTTTTTCCAAATTCAGCAACTCATCACGAGAAAGGTAATACCGAACACAGTTGAAATCGGTGTCAACATCACTATGACGATTACACCACTTCTCCTCAAACCAACCATGCAAACGATTGTGCTTTCGCCAATACCCTAACTCCCTTTCTTGCTCTTCTTCTCCCTCTTTCTTTTCTCTGTTTTCCACTTCCAAACTTTCTATACGTTTGTCAGTGCTGTACATGTACATATCTAACCCCATTGTAACTCCTTTGTTAAAGTTTTATTTTCTCCTGTCTTATCATAATAAGAGAACTTGTCAACTAACTTTTTAGTTGTATTTAAAATAAGTTCACTAATCCATCTGCCATCGCCAGAGCCAGCAGTCCGACGCCGAAGGTTACCCAATCGGCATCGGTTGTCAACGAGACGCTGATCATTAACAGAACGAGAATTAGAAACCACATTCATCAGCTTCCCGCTCCTGTTGTTTGATTACATTATTCTTCCACATCGAGAACCTCTTCTGCCTGACGATCTACCACCTCTTCGCTTTCTACATCTGCAGGGATCTCCCACTCTCCGTAGTTGGCAGCCTCCAGAGCTTCCTTCTCCGACGAGGCCTCAACGTAGACCCTACGAGCAACGAGATCTGATACGAGAACGAGGTAACGTTTCTTCACCTTACTCTCAGACCAGCTGTTGCCGTTGGCAATGCATTTATCTTTGGATCCCCCAACCAAGAGATATTCCTGCCCCGCTTCTGGTGCATCCATCTTAGTCATGAAGAATCCTGCTCCAAGTTGTGTTGTCGGCATTCAAACGCAGCAGCGCCTGTTTGCTGTAGATAGATCCTACTTCATCAAACAATCCCAGCTGAGTACCGTGGACTTCACACAGAAGTGTCTTCTTGACTCCTTTACCCTGACGCGGTGATTCCATCACCTTCGCAGTCACATGATGCAGCGGATGTAAGTGATTCGTTTTGATAACGTCCCCCTTCTGTAAATCTTTGAAGTAGACGAACTGTTGTGGTTTTGTCATTGTTTTCTCCTTTGTTAAAGTTATCCCATCTACATAAGATATGTAATCCTCAATGTCAAGAGCTAATTTTTATTTTTTTTCCTGAGCTGCCAGAAGGATGGCGTCCTGTGTTCCCTAACCATTTGCCTTTCGCCACCGACCAACGAAAAACGGGACTGAGCTTCGCAGCGAAGGACGCTCCTGCTGCTTATTAGTTATTACACGCCAAGCCGTGTAAGAACGAGAAACGGGATTTGAATTTCCTCTGGAGCTGGTCCTGCTGCTCCTTACCAAAACCTAACCAATCTGTTGTTCTTTGTCAAACGGGAAACGGGATCTGAGCTACTCTTTCCATCCGCATCCTGAGCTGCGAAGGACGCTCCTGCGGTGTCCGTTAATAAACGAGAAACGGGAATGGCAAACGAGAACGAGAAACGGGATACCGACCACGCTGCAGCTCACCATCTGGGAGGATGCTAGTGATGGATCAGGAAGGACCTGAGCTCATCCCAACGGGAAACGGGAACAGGGTCGGGTAGCGAGTGTACGAGAACGAGGTTTTTACTATCCGTAGGGATACCTTGCACGCTGTAAAGTTCTAGGGCTCCCTGCGAGAGGGCCTGATACAGAATAAAAACTCTACCGCCATGTCGGTATTCTTCGTAACACCAAGCGATTTGAAATTTATCAAGCTTCGGAAACTTGCCTGTATTAGATTTCAATTCAAGCCAAAAAGAATGACCAGAACCAGTGCCATGTACGTCAGGTATTCCGTTGATAGTTGAGCTTTCTATCCTTGTAAAATGTACGTTTTTAATATTCTTCTTGATACGATCAAACAGCTTAGATTCGCGTTTTCTTAGAGCCATTTTAAATAGGTCAAGGCAACGAATAAAATAATGATTACCCAAACAGAAAAGATAATTTGTCTAGTATGTTTTTTCATATTTTTTTAATTTCTTCAATGACAGAATTAGGTATAATTGTACTGTTTCCTATCTCGTCTATGTCACCTTTTGCATTTAAACTATAATCTCCAAACACTCTTGTAACACCTTTGGATTGACTAAACAGATGACCTTTCGTAACACATTTTGGCAGCTCAGAATCAGACAGCTCTTTCAGGGATCTCCAAGAGGAATCACTACAAATGTCTACCCACGTTATTTCAACGAGAGGGAAACGAGATTTCCAATCTTTTGATTTTTTATTTATTGTTATTTTTCTTTTTGCCATCTACCTTTACACTTACCCTTCCTACGTTAGTACTCATTAAATGAGAATTATGTATTTCATTAAACAACAGAAAAAAATCAGAAGGTTCTTTACTCTTCCATAATTTCTTCTGGCGTGACGTCAATGATATTTTTGGCATCACCGATCTTTTGTTCCAATTCGGATAACCTTTTTTCAAGTTGTTCACGAGACATACCCTCCAACATATTATGGGTTACTTCTTTTCTATCTACATACATTCCTGCTAGTTGTCCTAGTCTGAATTCAGAATTGATTGCTGCTGCAAATTGATTTTTATCTACGGCTAAGTCGCCAAACTTTTCTAATCTTTTAAAAGAACGAAGTTTGTTTCCATACTTTGCTTCTTCTTGTGCCAATTTCTTTTCAAGATATCTAACTACGTGAGGATTTAAATTTGGATTTGTTAATCTTGAAGCCATTTCAGATAAACCGTTTTTAGTTTTTGATTTATAACCAGCTTCTTCCGCTGCTTTAGATTTGGATATAGAACCCCAATTAGCAACAAGTGTATCCACAAACTTTCTTTGTTTTGGAGTTAATTCATGTACAGTTTTTAATATATTAGCTTTTTTAGGCATTGCCACATCATACTTAAATCGGTCAAGTTTTTCTAGTCCAATAAGATATTTTTAACCTTTTTAATATTCTCAAACCATTTAGGTGTTCATCCCACAAGGTAGTTTATGTCAGGTATGTCAGGTCTATGTCACATATTTAGAGTGTTTGTGACAGAGTATTATTCAATATATTCAATGTCTTATGTCTAAAATAGAGGTTTTGTCACGTATGTCAGACTTTTTTTAGAGGTAGTGAAGTAGTAAAAGGGTAAAAATATCTATTTAGAGGTCAGTCTTTTGTAATTTTTGTGAAATAAGGTATTCTTTTGTTGTTTTTTTGCTTTCATGCATTTCTAAAGCACATTCACCACAGAAAAAATAATTATCTTTCATGAAGTCAGCTTTCTTTTCCCTGCAGTTAGCACAAAGAGGTCTGGTATCAACGAATCGGTATCCGTTTTTATTATTAAAGGAATATTTCATCATATTCCCCATGTTGATTGTTCGACACATAGTCACTAGTTAGCATATCTGTATTTAATCCTAAAGTAAAGGTTTTTCCAAAATTTTTTAAATTGTGGATTTCTAGCTCTTAAATAGCTTTTTGCGCAGTTCTTCAATAATCTTTTGTAGTTTTTTACGTACATTTTGGTCTTTTTCCTCCTTAAGTTGATTGTATTTAGTGAAATATCGGACAAAAAGATGTTGTTTTTGAGTGAATCTAACTATCCCAGTGTCCAGTGCCAAAATATACCTATCCCGTACCCAGTCAGCGTCTAAACCAGCGTTATAACATACATTCTGGAAGTCATTAGAGTTCTCTACGAACCAATCATGCGCTTGTGCTTTTGCAATAGATTCGTTTCGCGTTTGACTTGTATTTAGCACATCTTCAATTGCCATAGTCAATACTGCTCTCCACAGTTTCACTTCTGGAGTCAAATCTGTTTTAAGCATCTCATTCGACAACCCCATACCTAATACTTTTAACACCTTGTTTGTTAAATTCATGTAGCTCCATGTTTATTCGAGGATTAGTTGATTTTGGGGGGAAATGCAATAGAAGTCGAGGAGGACTAACAAAGGGTAAAATATAATCCTCCTCAACAAATCAAAGCAAATTAACTCACCATTTAGGGAAAAATAGTGTTTTAATCCTTCTTTCTTAACTTAATTATCTTAGCTTGTAAAGACCTTACATCTTCTTTTTTTCGTAAAATTCTTTTTTCATGAGCCGATTTTCTTGATTGAATAGCTAAATTAATAAACTCAAACCCATCTTCAGACATGCCAAAAGTGTGTCCAATAAACAACATAGACATAGCAGAAGTCACCTGGGCATATTCTATTTTGTTTAAACGATTCGCAAGGAGTTCTAACACTTCTTCCATATGTTTTTTATTTACTTTGTTTTTCATATTAGTCTTTATCATATGGATCGATTCCAGTGGCCAGTGTCGAGTGTTCCTTCTCCTTCTCTACTCCTCCACAGCCACCGCATAAATGGTAGTTCCCGTTTTCGTCCGTCTCGTAATGATTCCCTTTACAGGTGTCACAGATTTCGTATTCTTTCATGATTTATAGATCCTCCTACTCCAAGTTTTATCTAGTAAGTAATACCAGATTCCGTTAATAAATGGCTCAATAATTGCATCGGCCGTTGCTAAATGTAATTCAGCACCCGTTATAAAAATATTACATAAAGATGCAATAAAAATATGACCTACCGTATAAATAATTGCTCGAGCCAATGAGCTATGCTGTAGCTGTAGTTTTAAAAATACAAATATACCTTTCGTAAATTCAGTCATAAAATATTAAAATAAAGTTACCGAAATAATGATTGCAGCAACACCCCATAAAAGAATACAAACATTAGTCCAAATTTCATCTTGTTTATTATCCCAATCCGATTCCAACACTTTTCGATTCTCATAAGTAATACGTTCTAATGTGTTCTTTAATTGCTTTCTCATCTTTTCGTATCGTCGTTTCATCTCCTTCCAATAGTATGACATGGCGTAACCTCCTTTGTTTAATAATTTTTTCTACCAATGTTTCTTTCCATATAATGGATTTACCTTTCCAGATAATTTCTTGTCCTTTTATATTAGGCACGTTTCATTTTCTTTCTAATGATTTTGTTATCGACTTTGTATAGAATCCAAGTATCTTTTCCATCAAAGTAATATCCATCGATATTTTTCTTTTTCATGCTACCTCCCTGTTGCGTTATATCGTAATTTTCTTTTTCTTGCTTTCAATGTAATGTAACTTTCTCTTTTCGCACACACTTCATCATTTAAATAACGAGACCAAGTCATCTGTGCTTTAAAAAAAGATTCATACACATGAATAAAAGAATTAATTTCTTTCCAAGATAAATCATAACCAAGTGCTCTCGTATTATAATTTAAAGGTGGATCATATTTTCGGATCCATCGCTTTTCATAATGTTGTCGGATTCTATAATCTTCGGATTGTACATGCATTGTTCTAAAATAATGAAATACAGGACCAATACCTTTTTGTTGAAAGCCAGATCGCCGACCACCCACTTTCTGAATTTTATAATGTTTATGATAATGATCGAGTATTCGAATCAAAGGGAATTTACTTTCTCCAATGTAAATAAGTTTTTTATCCTTATCAAAAAGAAAATAAACCCCAGGTTGATTATCTTCAATGATATTCACCGTACAATTCGATATATCTTTTATTTTACTTAATTGCATCAGAACCTTTTTTAAGAAGTTCCTTTCGATAAGCATCTAACGATCGCTTGTTCTTTTTTGCAAGTATTTCTACATAATCATTGACCAGTTTGGATATCATTCGCGCTGGATTCCTTTCTTTGATAGTGCAGAGTGCGGTTAAAAGTGTGTGCGTTTCTTTTTTTACAGCAACACTTTTCCATTTATTAATGTCCATTGTTTTTTCTCCTTAGTTAATGGTATGTTTTTTGTATAAATTTTCAGCAGGGCCAACATCATATCCGTCGCCATCCTGCCATCTTCGTTTGAATGGAATATCTCCTTCCATGACTTTAGCAAACATATGTTTTAGAAAATCCACATCTTCATCTAACGTGGTAGGGCTTAAATTTTTATATGCTTCTACAAATTCAATCCACATAATGCTAAACAACAAAGTTTCTTGCATTCCTGAAATCATGGGTTGATTAGTTATTTTTTCATGAAGTTGTATACCTTTAATCATAAATTTTTGTACTTGTCTTTGCCAGTCTCTTTGATGTTTTGCAAACATAGCATCTTCATTTTCTAATTTTTTTTTCATATTCTCCTTAAAATGTTGTGCCAAAAATAAATGCTGCAATTGCTGCAAGTAATCCTAGACATAGTTTTGGAAATAACAGTAAGAATAAAACAAATATAGCTAAACCGATATTATCCATTAATTTACTAACCTCATCTTTTCAACATACGCATCATGATGTTCTTTACAATAATCTTCTCTGTGTGCTAGTTCAGATAAAATTAAATGATTTGCAAGTTGAAAGTTTATGGGGAAAGTGCCGAAGTGTGGTCCACCGACTTTAATGCTAATTAATCTTTCTCTAGCACTAAACCATTCTGGGTGGTTTTCCGTTAAGGGATCGCCATCCACACTTTTATTGTGTATCTTACTCAAGATATCATCAATCTCTCGTACGAATAATTTAAAACAAACACTTTTAGCTTTGGTTATTGTCATTTGTTTCTCCATACATTTGTTGCATTATTTGTAAACAAGTTCTAGGATCCGAATACATAAATCGTTGAAGTATGTCACGATTTTCTTCTTTAGATTTTCCTAGTAATGTTACTTCGCCTGTGTCATAATTGATTGTAACTTTACCTTTCTTCTCGAGAGGTTTTAGTTTAGAGATTAGACGTTCTCTATTTGTTAAAGTTTTATTCATATCCCATGTATATAGGTTATGATAAGGAAAGGTCAAGTAAAAAATGTTAAAAACTTTTGCATTGTTTGGTTTAATTTGTTTTTCGGATAACAATCAATGGGGAGAATCTTGTATGAATTTTTGGGAAGAACCTGTAGTTCACTATAAGTCTTTAAGTGATTGTGATAATGCAGGTAAACGAAAAGCTATTGAAATTAGGGCTGTTTTAGAAAGAAATGGCTTGACAATTACCAATGGAGAATTATGGTGCATCGAAACCACAAAAGGCAAAAAAACTTGATTTTTCAATAAAAAGGAGTTAAAATTATCCCATGAAGTCGTATCGTATCCAAGCTCGACATCTCGGAGCGTACCTCGATCATAAAGTTGAGGCCGAGTCAGATGAGCAGGCGGTTGATAACTTCATTAAACAGCTGAATTCTAACAATGTAAAAATTCAAAAGGATTCAGCAGGTATACTTAAACATTTATGTTTAGTAACTATAGAGGAGATAGAGAATGGTAAGAACGTCTCAGTCACTTTTAGCAAAGAAAATGGCTCTTGAGTCTCTTTGGAACACTAAGTTCATGGAAGAGGGCAAAGTGACAAATGAAATGCAGACAATCTCTCGACAAATTAAAGATGTTGTTAGAGAGCTGATTGCAAGATCAGATTTTGAAACTGCAAATGGCAATAGCACAGATTACGAAATACACGCTTTTGCTGGTTAAATAGTTAGTAGTAGTACAAACAACCTAAAATTGAATGTTGTTATAAGGATATTTTTCGCTTAAAGGTAATCTACATAAGGCTGATCGTCAGTAATAACTGCCCAATGTATTTTTCCATTTTTCCATTGTTTTGCTTTCTTATAACAAAGTCCGCAAGTATAAATATTTACATCTTCTGTAGCATCAAACACTGTATCTCTTCTACAATTAGGACATTGACCAACAATAGTGTCTGGGCTAAGAAATTTTGTCATTACTATAGTTTAACTTGCATCACCCCAGTTGTCACCTATCGCAATATCTACTTTTGAAGGGACTTTCATGGGTACATCATCTAAACAGTGTTCCATTTTTGATTGAATTGTTTTTGTATCTTCGTCTGATGTAATATTAAAACAAAGTTCATCATGAATTTGTAACAGTGGCCTGTGGCCGTTGTCGTAACAGTCTATGATTGCTTGTTTAGTTTGATCTGCTGCTGAGCCTTGTATCAATCTATTTAATGCTTTATAAGTTCCTGCACGTTTCAATTGATGCATTTCGTATTTAGAAGATGCCTCTTGCAATGTCATTGGAGTATATACACCCCACGATTTTGGTTCCCACATGTTAAATCGACAATGTCTTCCTCGTATCGTCACCACACAACCTTTTTTATCTGCAACTGCCATACAACGATTAGCCAATTGTTTTACAAAAGGTACTTTACGATTATATTCTGCTAAAAGATTTTTCGCAGACTCCGTATCAATACCAAGTTCACGCGATAACTTCGCTGCTCCCATTCCGTAAAAGAGCCCAAGATTGATTGTCTTCGCTTGCGATCGAGGTATATCAGCCATATCAGCAACCACTTGGTGAAAGTCCGTGTCCTCTTTTTCATATGCTTTAATTAATTCAAAGGATCCTTCGAATCCTGAATCGACTGAAGATGCATAATGCACCACAAGTCTTGGTTCTTGTTGAGAGTAGTCGAATGAACCCCATTTGGTTCCTTCATCAGGCAAAAATAATGATCGAATTTGTTTTCCAAATTCTTTGTTTCTTGCTGGTACTTGTTGGAGGTTTGGGTTTGACATAGAAAGCCTACCGCTAACAGTCCCCCCATTATCACTACGTAACTGATTAATTTCCGCGTGAATTCGTCCTTTATGTTCATATTTAAATATACTATCAATAAATGTTGAATGAAATTTATTCATCTCCCTAGCTTCTCTTACAAGTTTAGCTAAAGGGTGAGTGCAATTTAACAACCAATTAGATGTAAAGCTAGGGGCTTTTGTTTTTTCTGTTCGATCATAAGGTATTTTAAGTGCGTCAAAAGCTTTCGATAAAGATACTGCTGCCCATATTTCTACATCAATTCCTGTTAAATCTTTGATTTCTTTAACTTTTTTCTGTTCTTCTTGAACAAAAACTTTTTTCATTTTATCTGCTTTTTCTAAATCAACTCTGATTCCATGCTCTCGCATTTCAATTAAGATTGGTAACAATTTAGTTTCCATATCAAATATAGTTTGTAAGTTTTGAGTTCTTATTTCTATTTCAAATTTTCTCCATAACTTTAAAGTTAATTCAGCATCTTGTTCCGCATACTCTCCAACAAAGCTTGCAGGCAATCTCCATAAATCTTGCTTTGCATCAAGACCCCATTCTTCTGCTTTCTCTCTTAATTTTGTTTCTACTTTAACTTCGCCTAAATATTCTGCAGATAATGCATTTAAAGAATAACCTCTTCTGTTTTCATCTATAATAGCTCCAGCTAACATCGTATCAATAATTCTTCCGTTCACTTTAATACCCATAGCTTTACACCAACCAATATCGTATGAAGCATTATGACAAATCTTGTCTGCATCTGACGCCATCATTTTTGCAAACCATTTTAAAGTCATACCAGGATCTAAGTTTGGTCCCTTTTCGTGTGCAATAGGAAAATATCCTTTGAATCCATCTGCAGCTACAGCAATTCCAACCACTTCTCCATTTTTTGTAGCCCAACCTGGTCCTTTTTGTTTTATATCTGGATCTCTTGTTTCTAAGTCAATTGCGATAACAGATCTGTTAGTTAAGTCTGGGTATTCGGTGGGCGGTGTCCAGTCACTTTCAGTCTGTGTAAATGTTAATTGTGTAGTCATTTAGTTATATAACTTCCTAACATCATTTGATTTGGAACATCTAAATGATAATCAATAATGTCTTCCCATTGATATTCTGAAAGCAACTGTTTCATTTCGTTTTTATCGGGCTCACCATCAAACTCTACTAATATTCTTGGTTTGAAATGTTTTATTATTTGTAATCCACCTTTAATAATATCTCTTTCTACACCCTCTGCATCAATCTTAAGTAAATCTAATCTATTTAAAAACGTATAATTAAATTTTGTATCTATTTTTGTAACCATAATTGGATAACCCCATGGTTTATGTAAAGATTCAATAGTCAGAGCTCCTGTGTTAAACACTCTATTGTATTCGAGCTCCTCTACTTGTTTTACAGCATTGTAATTATGAATTCCTTCAAAAAAAGTAGTTACATTATAACAACCATTATTAATTACATTAAAATTTAATAATTGATTTAAAAATCTTTGTATTTCAAACGTGTACACATGCTTACATAATTTTGCCAAAGCAACCGTATGAGTTCCTACATGAGCTCCTATTTCTATTACAACGGAATCTTTTGTCAGGAACGAAGAATAACATTCATGTATTTTCTTTTCCCAACCGCCCGTATCTTTAATAGATGCTTGAATAAAATGATCACAAGCAGGAAGATAAATATCATTACCGAAACAATTTACTTTATTAATCATTAATTTATTTTATATTCTAATGTTTGTAATTCTAATGAAGTTACTTTAGGCAAAGTAATATTATTAAAAAGAAAATCTATACACATTAATTTACCATTGTAAAATATATTTTCAATATCAAAAGTTTCAAATCCACTATTTGCCATGTAATTAATAATTTGTGCAAAATTAGGAGCTCCTTTATTATTAGGATGAACAGGACATTCTAATTGAACCCATTTTGTTTTTGTAAATAAAGGTAAAGAACCTTCTATAATTTCTAGTTCTGCTCCTTGCACATCCATTTTTATATAATCATAATTTTGAAATGGAATTATATCCATTAATTTTTTAGTTTTAATTTTTTTAGAATTAAATTTAATATTAGAGTTTTCTAAATACAAAGAGTCTCCTGTTTCACTTTTATCACTATGATAAAAATCTCTTTCTTCTTCATTTTGACCTACATATGCACTAATAAAAGTTCCTAATTCATTTAATTCTTTTGCATATGTATCAGAAGCATCAATTAAATATAAATTTACTGTCGGATAACTTTTTTTTAATCGTTTAGACCATTCTCCTTTATAACAACCTACATCTACTGCATTATGAATAGATACTTTATGTTCTTTTAATCTACCAAATAAATTTGTATGTATTTCTATAGGTTTAGTAGACATTATTTGTTATGTCCTTTACGCATTTGCTCAATCTCTAATTCACAATAATGTATTATTTTTTTTAAATCTTCTATTCCGTTTTTATCTTTATATCTCACTACATATTTAATTACGTTTCCTTGAAAAAAAGAAAGATTGTTTTCTGTTATAAATGTATAGGGCTGTATTGTATGTTTACTATAATGATCCCCACCTTCTTGTCTATTAGATGGAAACACTCGTTCAAGATCTTCTTTAGTTGTCATGTTTGCTCCTTACATAGTTAGATAATATTTTGCCAATAGGGAAATAATACTCATGATTAGTAGATAAAAAATGAAGTGTTTTCTTTGCTCTAGTAACTCCAGTATACCAAACACGAGCTTCTGCCATTTTTTCCACACCATTTTTATTTGAAAAATTAGAAGGCCAATTAGCTTTTTCATAAATAAGAACATTATCTGCTTCACCTCCTTTAACTGCGTGGATAGTGTCGATAATGATGTTTGATTTGTCATTAAGTTCAATTCCTTTACTTAACACATTTTCAAAATAATCCAAGTCTCTAGATGTAAATTTTCTATTTAAAACTTTCCACCATTCTTTTTCTGTAGAGGTTAATCCACATTGATATAATTTTTCTAAATTTAATGGTTCGTTAGGATGTATAGTAGACCAATTTTTCGAATCAATCTTACGCCAACCTCTTCCAATCTCTTGTATAAAATCATACAACACTCCTACTTCTTCTCTTACTAAAGTTTCTCCATCAATTAATTTTCTCCAGTAATTAATTGCATTCCATTTATTAATATTAAAAGATTTATTGCCTCGCATATCTTGAAAATATAATCCTTTTTGTCTTGCCATTTCTTTTAATTCATTCACACAATCTCCAACCCGACCTAGAATAAGCCAATTGCCAGATAGCTGTTCGAAAGGCACTTCGTTAAACTTTGACCACCTGGCAATATGACCCTCTACATCGTTAGATGTAAACTCTTTTTCCTGTCTTATAGGAATTAATTTCAATATCTGTTCTGATAATAAATGCACATCTTTATTTAATCGATATGATTTCTTTAATATAAACACTCTACCTGGAAAGTTTAAAAAGGTATGCACATCTGCACCATTCCATTCATAGATCGCTTGATCATCATCTCCTGCTAAATAAATTCTATGAGCTTTGTCTGCAACCTTCGCAACAAATTGCCATTGAAGAGGAGTTAAATCTTGTGCTTCATCTACAATAAATACTTTATAACTTTGAACGGGTACTTCTTTAATAAATTTTTGTACCATATCTGTAAAATCTATTCTGTGATCTTTTTTAAATGCTTCGTAGTTTCTTACAATGTCTTTGTATTGTTTGAATCGAGCTCTCTTCATAGATTCTCTTCTAAATCCTTCATCAGGATGAATTAACATATTCCTAGATTTATCATAAACTCTTAAACACCAATTATTAAATACTTTATGATTCATATCTTCTTCAGTAAGATCTGCTTTAACCGTTCCAAACGTTGTATGAAACTCTAACATATCTGTTTTAGGATCCAGCACTTGAGCACTTCGTAAATGTTTTTTACAAAAAGAATGTATGGTTCTAAAATTATCAAAGTCTTCTTCTTTGTAATCTTTAAACTTTTTTAATACTCTAGATACCGCTTCGTTAATTGCTTTGTTGGTAAAAGATACATAAACAATTTCGTGTGGTTTAACTCCAAGTCGTAACCACTTTTCTAATATTTTAATTAGTCTAGTAGTTTTGCCTGTGCCAGGTGGACCAAATATTTTAAAAGTTTTATTGGTTATCTGGGTCAAACGATGGGAGTTTTTTGTCGAATCTAACATTTCGATCTTTAATATCCTCTAGTTTAGGTTTAGGTATCTTCCATAATCTTGCAGTATAATCACCGTGCTTACGAATATATTCTGCACCATTATCAATTAACATTTCTTTAACTTCAGATGCCTTTAAGTTCTGACCTTCTTTTTTTAAAAACTTTTTAAATATTTCTGCTCTAAAAAATAAATAATTGTTTTCTTCATAAACATAATCAGTTTGTGTTTGAGTAATATGATCTGCAACTTGATTGTCATCAATAAAGTTTTTAAACAAATATTGAAATTCATCTTTATCATCATCGGTAAAGTCATATCCCTCTACATCTGTTTGAATTGATTTTAAATAATTTAACCATAGATGAAATTGTTCCTTCTCCATAGTTTTCCAAACAATATCTGTATCAAACAATTCTGTTTTTAATAATTGTTGCTGACACAACTGTTGTCCTGTAAGTCTTACAGGTTTTTTATCTATCGTTAAAATATATTTAGGTGGTTTGGTATTTATCTTTTGAAAGGAGTCTACAGAAAAACTATAGTTACCTTTACCAATACCTAATTTTCTTTTGATGCATAAGTCTTGATTACAAAATCTTTTTGCAGGTGGTGTATTACATTTGTAATTATATTCCTTTTCTTTATTTAAAGATTTAATAATAGTATTCTTAATTTCATTTGCAGGTAATGCATTCTCTCCCCAATTTTTATTTACTTCATGAAGATCATTTTCCCATGCACCATCTTTACCTAACTTCTTAATCATACAGACACCTACGTTAAATAAAGCTTCGTTACGACCTCCTGCTTCCATAGATTGTGTCATAAATGCTTGAACACATGGAGGATACTCATTAAACATATCATCATTCGCATGTTCTAATTTTGCTTCTATCTTGTAAAAATCTTCTGGTTTAATTAAATATTTTTTTACTGCTGCTTCTAATGCATCAATAGGTATTGAGTGGCCGTTATCGTTTATTGCGTAACGCATGGTCATCTCTGCATTGTGATAAGGAAGATTTAACCAATTACCAATAGTTCCTAATTCTACATTAATGGTTCTTTGTTTAGGAAATATTTCACAATCTCCAAAACCAAGTACACCAGCAATCTCTGTTAATTTAGAAATCATATCCGATGCAGGTATGACTCCATCAATATGTAAGAATAAATGTAATCCACCAGATTTAGATCTGTATGGAAATAAAGGAATATTATTATCTCTAATTTTCTTAATTGTAGATGTAATATCTAAATTATATTTATCTACATCAATACATCCCCACTTACAGTTATTGTCTTTCATGATCGGTACAATACCTAAAGACAATTCACCTTTGAGGTGTTTCAGGAATAATTCTTTTGTTACAGCGCCTTTCTTAGTAAATGCCTTTCCTTCAGCTTTACCATCGGACCTACGAGCCCCATTTAGCTCGTAGGTACCGTAAGCAGAGTCTAATCCACCGAATAGGTCGCTAAAAAAATCTAGCGACTCCATAATTAAAACGGTGTAGCCTCCGCAGTGTTCTCGTTCTCTTGAGACAGACTAACCTTAGCCATTCCTTTAGAACAAGTTTCATAGAAAGCTTTTGCACCTTCCATTAAAGTTGCATTAGGAATGTCTTTAGTATGTTCTACTTCCCAACCGTACCAAGAACCTAAATTATTCTTTTCTAACACAGTTTTCAAAGTATAGATTTGAGACCATGTTGGTGGTTGGAAAAAGCCATTCTTGCCTTTTCGTCTTTGAGATAACATCATTGAATTCCACTTCTTAGATTTCTTTGCTTGAGTGGCCTTCATAACAATGACCGCTGTTTCAGCAGGTTGATCATTCTCATCTACAATTAAAACATAGTGATAATGAGTTGGCTCAATGTAATTACCATTGTCCAATCTATCTTTTCTATCATCACCTCTTTTAGTTTTAGTCATGATGTCTGAATCTGCAGGATAAGAATTAACAGGTGCAAGCGAATCAGCTTTACCTCTGTCTGCCCATTCTACATATTCGAATTTATAAAAACACGGTACGACTTTAAATCCGTCTTTACCGTTATACAGTTTATTCAGAACAGTATTAATTACTTGTCCTGGTCTTGCATTCTCAATAAACTTTGAATCACCTTGTGTTACATGAGGTGAATTGCTAGTGAGAATTTTAAGAAATGGAAGTGATACATCTTGTGATGTAACATTTTCCGCTCCAGCACCAGCAAACTTCTCTAAAGAAGAGATGTCTAATGATGGAGGTGCAGCTGTAGTCTTTTCGACTACCGCTGAAGAGTTGGCTTTTTGTGTTGCCATTTTTTGCTCCTTATGTGTTAGTTGTTAGTTGTTATTTTGGTCTTCTGACTAATATACAATCCAAATAAATCGGAAGGTATATTTACACCCTTTTCGATTTGATCTCTCACAAATCCTCTAAGAGTTTGCCAGTGGACATCTTCCTTTTGGTCGACGACCAGTCCTTTTGATTCTAATTCAGCTTTTAATTTTGCTGCCTCAGAATCTTCCCCTTTACCAAACGATAGGGTTAAATTATTTTTAACCAAATCACCAGCATTATTTTTGCGGAGCCATTCAAAAGCATCCGCTTTTCTTTCCTCTGGGATTTTCGCATAGTAATAAGGAGAAACCTTAACTGAAGATCCATCCTCTAAATCAAGTCTAGAAACACCAGCTTCTGACATCAGAGCAGGAATAACCTCCTCAGATAATCGAGTCTGTTCAGCTTTAGCTTCTTGTAAAGCTAATTCTGCTTCTTCAACTTTTTTATTTTGGGATAGAAGTTTATTGCAATGATCTGCAATATCTTTGACTTTATCAGTTTTTATATTTATCGTTGTTAGTTGTTCTAAGTCCATAAATGGCCTCCTATATTTAATTACTTGACTATATAAACATTAATAACTATATGTCAACTATTATGTTGAACTTGTTTAACTACAAAACCCCACCTTACAAGCATCAGAAAACTGCATTAGAAAAATCTTGGGATAAAGATTCCTATGCATTCTTTATGGAAATGGGTACGGGTAAGACAAAAGTTGCGATAGATAATATTGCTCTTTTACGCTTACATAAAGGTATTACTGGTGTCTTAATCATTGCTCCTAAATCTGTTTACACAGTTTGGGCCTTTGATGAAATTAAAAAACATATGTCTCCAGACATAGAATATTCTATTTATGCTTGGAACATAGACAAACCAAAACGTTTAAAAGAAGCTTATAAAAAGAATAAAGATTTAACTATCTTTTGTATGAATGTAGAAGCTTTATCTACGCCTCGTGGTTATAAAGCTGCTGTAGAATATTTATCAAAACATAAAGCATTAACTATTATTGATGAAAGCACTACAGTTAAAAATCATAAAGCTATTCGTACAAAAAACGTATTAAATTTAGCTGAATATTCTAAATATAGAAGAATACTTACAGGATCTCCTGTTACTAAATCTCCCTTAGATTTATATACGCAGTGTGATTTTTTAAGTCCTCATCATTTAGGATTTACTTCTTATTATACTTTTAGAAGCCGTTATTGTGTTACACATAGATTAGATTTAGGTGGAGGTCGTTATACTGAAATACCTAAATACTATGTACGTATGGAAGAACTAGAAGAAAAATTATCTAAATTTTCTTTTCGTGTAACTAAAGACGAATGTTTAGATTTACCTCCTAAACAATATGCGAAACGTTATGTTGAAATGAATGAAGAACAGAAAAAAGTTTACGAAAGTCTTAGACAAGCAGCTATTGCTATTGTTCAAGATGATACTGTTTCTTATAATAATAAATTAACTGAAATTATTAAACTACACCAAGTAGCTAATGGTTTTGTTAAAACAAATGATGGAGTAATTAAAGAATTTAAAAATCCTAAACTTCATGCTTTGTCAGATATTATTGATGAATCAGATGGTAAAATGATTATCTGGGCTACGTACATTTATAGTATCGAATCTATTATTAAATTTTTAGAAGAAAAATATGGTAAACAATCTGTTGTTGCTAACTATGGTGCAGTAGATTCAGCTAAAAGAACTTTAGCCATGAAACGTTTTCAAGAAGACGATACATGTAGATTCTTTGTAGGTAATCCGTCTACAGGTGGATTTGGTCTTACTTTGACTGCAGCAACCAATGTAGTTTACTTTTCTAATTCATTTAACTTTGAAGTTAGAAAACAATCTGAAGATAGAGCGCATAGATCAGGACAAACTAAAACTGTTTTGTATACTGATATTATATGTCAATCTACTTTAGATGAACGTGTATTATCTTCTTTATCTAATAAAGATAAATTAGCATCTAAAACACTTGGTGATGAAATTAAAGATTGGCTTAAATAGTTATCTAAACCAGATGAACCCCAATCTTGGTCATCATCATTTATTGTAATGCCTTTATTTGTTTTATTCATAATAACTCCTTTACATGATTTACTGTAACAGAATTATGTAAAGTGGTGCAACAAAAGTGGCTTAATTCCTTGTTAATTTGATATTTAATTTACTGTAAATTATTTACTACTTGAAACTCTAGTTAACGTTATTATATAATGTTTGCGGTGCAACAATAGGGTTGGCCCATAAACTTTGCTTATAACAAGGAGGTTAATATGACAGGTTTAGATATAATTAACAAATTCCAAAAAGATCTTTGGAATAAATCAAACACATTATTTGGTGATTCATTTGACGAAATGTTTATGAATTTATCAAAAGTACAATCGTTTCCATTTTACAATGTGGTAAAATACGGAAAAGGTGAGTACGGAATTGAACTAGGTTTAGCTGGATTCAATAAAAAGAATATCAAAGTTGAATACAAAGATGGTATATTAACTGTTGCTGGTCAAGTAGATGACAAGGAAAAAGAATATATCGAAAAAGGTCTTGCAGCTAGAAAATTCTTTAAACAATTTTCATTGAGAAATGATGTTGTTGTAGATGAAGCTAAAATGGAAGACGGTGTATTAACAGTTAAATTAGGTGTTAATGAACCAGAAGAAATAAAAGCTCAGGAAATCAAGGTTAAATAATGTGGCCTTGGACTGAAGAAGAGCTTGATTTTATTAATATAAAATAATCTTATCAAGGTATCTCTTATCTCTTTCTTGGGTTAGCATTCTTGTCTAACCCAAGGAGGACAACATGCCAAAAAAGAAAAAAGAAGAAACAATCGAAGATATCTTAGATAGAATAGAAGAAGACATACAAAAAGCTAGAGATAAAGTTTGGGAAATGGAACCAGCAGATCAAGAGGATGAAGATTCTTTTGATGAAGACGAAGATGAAGAGGACGAAGAATAATGAAAAAAGAATGTGCAATTTGTAAAAAAGAATTTGAAGCTATTCATGAACATCAAACAATTTGCAGTAATGAATGTAAACAGGAAGCGTTAGCAAAATTAGACGAAGGGTCTAATGAATGCTTATCTTGTCAATAAACGTTTAATGTTTGGGCTACCACAGTGTAGCCCAAACAAGTTGTTTTTACACTTTTAATATACTTATTATTTAGAAATTGACAAGAACTTTTCGTATCGTTCCATAAATTTTTCTTGATAGTTTTTTAATTCCTGATCTTGTAATAACCATTGTTGGTATTCGTAATTTCTAGAACACATACGTATACAAGCTGCTTCTATTGGACCATACATTTGTGTATGAGCTAAACTGTATGCTCCTAACTGTAATTTATAATCTTCTACCCATTCATCTCTTTTTGGTTTATTTGTTTGTTTCCAATCAAATATGGTAGGCTTATCATTTGCAACTGCAACAAGATCTGTTGCGCCTGCATATTTTTCTGGATAAGCTAAACTTACTTCATTGCCCCAAACTTCTGTAATATCATTACATTTACTTAATATGGTATGAGCCATCTTTCTAGCTTTAGCTCCTGTTTCTGATAGATTTAAATACCCTTCTCCTTGGATATATTTTTCTATGACTAAATGCATTTCAGTACCAACAAGTGCAGCTTCGTTTTTAATTCTATCTGCTTCTGCCTCGCCTACTCTTTTTTTCCATGCATCTAAAGCGCTTTGGTCTTTTGTCGCTCCTAAAATCGTTGTTACACTAGGTAATTTAGTTCCATCTACAGCATATAATCTTTTACCTGTTTCTGGATCTTCTGCTCTAGAATACTTCTTATAGTTGTATTTATTTATTAATTTGTAATCAGTTAATGCGATGTGAGTTTCTTCTTCTATAAATTTCATTTAGTTCTTATGAACCAAAGTGACTAGAAAGTAAAGATAAAACTATTGCAAATAAACCACTAATTATCCACTTTTCTAATCTAGCGATTCTTGCAAAGGTTTGTTTTTGCATAATTCTACAAAGTTTTTCGTGTTCTTCTATTTTTTGTAAAGCTGATTTTTTACGCATTTAAAACCTCATCTGCTCGTGCATATGCATCCTCTACTAATCCACCATCATTAAATCCTCTTTGTTGAGCAATTGCTTGACCTAATGTGTCTTGTGGAAATAGCGCTGCAAATTGTCCAGGTTGTTGTTGTCCAGTGGTCGGTGTTACTCCCATAGGAGCTTGTGGCATCTCTAATTGAGAACCCTGTACTTGTGGTATTTGTTGTTGAGGCATTTGTTCTACTGGATTGTTATTTGCCACTGCATTAAATTGTTCCTCACTTTGTGCCATTAAATTAGCACCTTGCATAAATTCTTCGCCTTCCATAACCTGATTTCTATCTAGTTGACTTGCATATTTGTATTCAGGGTAAATTCTATCTCTTGTAAATTGAGGTAACATTTCAAAATTAAATCCTGCTTTCAAAGGAATATTAGGTTGTAAAGATAATAATTTTTGTCGTACTTCTTCAAAATCAATATTATTTGGATTCACTCTAAAATCATCTCCTTCATTTTCCATAATACTATTTATTGCTCTTGCGTAAGCTGTTCTAGCTCTAGGCATTAATTGAGGTGTAATTTTAGATACATTTGGATCGTCAGACAATGTTCTGTAATATCTATTCATATCCATAACATTTTCTGCAAGTTTAGGACTTGCTAATATACTTGCAAGTATTCTACCTCCAAGAATAATTTGTAAAGTTTGTCCAATACCAAAAGCTGCCGCAGAAGCTCCTGCAACAATACCACTTCCCGAACCAGCTCTTAAGGTTAGTGATCTTTGTACGAATTTAGATGGATCTGTAAACTCAACGGTATCTATAGCACGTTTAACATCGATTAAATCTTGTAATTTTTTAACCGCTAAGTCTCCTTTTTGTCCTCCACCAAACATTTCTCTTAATTTGTCTCGTCCTTGAGGACTATCAATACCAATTCTTTTTGCAAAGTTATCTATATTAACTTCTCCAAAATTATGGTTAGCAATTAAACCTTCATTAAGATTTGCAATACCTTTACCTTGAGTAAATACTCTTCCATCTATTTGTGTAACATCAAATGTTTCATTTACTTTAGCTTTGTTTCTAACTCTTTGCTCTACTTCTGCTGCAAGCTCTTCCCATCTTGGTCTAATAAAACCAGATGCTCTAGCTCTTTCTCCGATTTGTTGTGCAGACAATCCACCTAAATCTAATAATTTATTGCTAGTAGAATCATTCCAAGCATTCCAAAAAAATTGTTTTACATATCTATCATATACAGCTCTAGATTCTTTACTCTCAGGAATTTTAACTGTTCTCACAACTTGTCCTGCATCATTAAATATTTTGTATTCTGATTTAGTTAATCCTAAAATTTGTTTTAATTGTCTAACAGAATCAGGACTATCAGAGGCTAATATCCTTGTAATAACTTTATCAAACACTTCGTCAGGTGCAAGTGAAGCAGTTCCTACCATTTCAATACCTTTGTCCGCAAACAATTTAGCATCTTGTGCTCTTAATTTTCTTCCTACCGCTGTTTTTTCAAAAGGTCTCAATACCATAGAATAAAAAGTATTTGCTTCTTTTAATCTTCCAAATGCAGCTTCCGCAGTTCTAATTCTAGAATCAATAAAAGCTTCTGCCGCTGCTGGTCCTTGTTCTTGTGCTAATTGATCATAATCATTTTTAAATATTTTTTTCAATGTATCTCTTTGAGTAGCATCTGATAAGCTATTTAGATCTCTTTCCATCGCAGATCGAATCATAATAAGTTGATCATTTACATTTTTATAATTAGATGAACTATAAGCTGCCGTTCGTAATTTAGATAAACCTAACCAATCACTTATTCTCATGTGATCTTGTTTTCCTACTTCTTCTAAATAATTAAAATAATTGACCATAGGGTCATCAAATTCACTTATTTTTTTCATTTGACCAGCGGCAGGAGTTAAATAACTATCCCATAAAGCACTTCTTTCAGGATACACTTCTTTTAATCTTTCAAGTAATTTTTTACTTGTTTCTTTAACTTCTCTAGTAGGAATATAATTAGGATTACCTATATCTTCATAAAATTTTCTAAATCCATTATATTCATCTTTAATAGCAGACCATACTCGTTTCCATTCGTTTTTAATTTCGTTAGCTCCCGCATAATTCATAATACTATTATTAACGGAAGGAGGAAGTTCTAATGCTTCCATGACCTCTAAAAATTTTTCTTGAGTTAATTTTTGATTAAATTCTTTGTTAAATTTAATTAAAGGACCTCCTACAATTGGATATACCCCAATGGTAGTAAAGAATTTTTTAAAGAAATTTTGCCAAGCATTGTCTCCTGGTATTAATGCTGCAATGCTAGGTCTCATCCCTAAACTTTCAAATTTTCTTGCAATTGCTTTAGATTGTTCTGAATTCAATCCTAACGAACCTTTTAATCCTCTACCTGCAAATCTAACTGCTGGTATAAGTCCTAATGCACCTCCAGCCCAAAGAATATCATTTTGTGCTTCTACTAATGAATTATAAAGTAATCTATCTGAAAACTTCATTTTTCTAATATCATTATCACTAAGATTAGCCATATCTTGGTTAGTTGCACCTACAAAGTCAGATCCTAAGTTACCTATTTCATATAAAGCTGAACCTCCAAATGCTCCACCAGCACCCATTAAAATAGATTCTGCTTCTGTAGCTAATGCTGGGGATGCTCCTCTTCTTGCATATTTTTGAAATAGGTCTATCGTATCATCTGCCCAACCTGCTACATTAGATAATATTCTTATTGGAGCTCCTGCAATACCTGGTATTTTAGGTAATTTTTTTAATCTATCTGATAATACAGAAAATCTTTTTCCATATATGTCCGCCATTCCTCCAAATCTATTATCTACACCATAGTAATCTCTAAAACCATTTTTTTGAAATGCTTCTAATAAAGCGGATTGGTTTTTCATGTAAGGTACCATAGCCATACCTGCAGCACCTGTTAAAACTGCATCTCCTCTATCAATACCTGTAGCAGTTTCAAATGCTTTTAATCTTTGTTCTTTAGTTCCAGCAACACTTTGTGCTCCTAAATCAATTAATCTTTCATAGTCTTTAATACCTTCGTAACCTTTTAATTCCCCTGATTTAAAAGCTTCGTCTAATGCTTGTAATTGTATAGGTTCGAGTTTTCTTGTATCGATTTGTTTATTATCAATTGCTGTTTGTAATTCTTGAATTGTAGGCATTACTTACCTCCCGCAATTGGTATTGTACTTAAGATATCATTTCGCGTTGGTTTATTTTTAGTCATTTGACTAGATGCATATTCTTTTTTTGATGCACTATAAGTGTCTCTTACTCCTGGAATATCCATAAAGTTTGTTTGAATAAAGTCTTCTGAACCTCCATTTAATTTAAATTGTAATAAATAATTAGAAGCTTTTTCTCTAAACTCTTCTCTTAAATTTTCATAGTTCTTTCTAATCTCTCTTGGAGATGCAATAAATTTAATAATTTGAGTTCTTTGTGCAGCATTATCGATATCTTTTTGTGTTAATCTATCTTCTGATTTGTTTGCATTCGCAACAATATATTTCATACGTTGTTCAATAAGTGCAAGTTTAGTGTATTTAGTTAAATCTTCATCTGTAGGTCTATAATCTTTTGCAATGATACCTGCTCTTTTTAATTCTTTTTCAACTCGTTTGGCTCCATTGTCTATAGCATCTTGTATATCTTTTTCATATTGTTGTTTTAGGTTTTCTCCTTTTGTAGTTTTACTTAAAAAACTTTTTTCTGTATTCTTGGCCATGATGTTTTTAAGTTCTGCATCAACGGATGCAGTTTTATTACCTAAACCACCTTGTTCTCCTGCTAAGAAATCAAATGTACCAAATGCTCTTTCTGTCATTAATCCAAAAGCAGCTTTAGGACCTGCTTCAGTTAAGGCATTATCAATAACATATTCAATCATTTTTCCACCACGTTTGTTTTCAAATAATTGAGAAGCATTAAAATTAATTTTATCATTATTAGGTTTTTGATCTGTCCCTGTAAAAGAAGCTTCAACAAATTGTTGTCCTACGCCTGGTACAAATTTTCTTTCATAAAACTTACCATCTTCTCCTTTAGCAAGTTTTTTATTTATAAATCCTCCAGGAGCAGATGGATCGTTAACTCGTACTGTTACATCTTCTCCTACACCAATTTTAGCTCCTGTTTTTTTAGCTTTCATTTTTAAAAAAGCGTCCGCTAATTTCATGTCTTGATCTTTTTGAGCTAAAGCCAATTGAAACATCATGTCCGCAGAAGCTCCTAAAGCTTGTCCACCTACATCTAAAAATCCTCTGACTCCTTTTTCTCTTGTTTTACCTGTTAACAATTGAGCGGCTGCTTTCATAGCTACAAGGTTATTTAAGTTATCATTAGAATCTCCAGTAATTTGTGCTAGTTGTTTTTTAAATGCACCAAACTCTTCTGCTAATGTAGGATCTTTTTGTAAAGATTTAGCTGCGTTCAAATTTTTACTTCTATCATTAACTAATGCTTGAACTTCTCCATCACTATAATTACCATTTTGTAAGTTAGCTGCATTAGCTGCTGTCTGTGCTCCTGGGTTAGGAGGTGTCGGTTGGCCTGTGTCTTTTGGCTTGTTAAGATATCCTCTTACTTGTTGTTCAGGAACATTAGATTCAATTGCAACTTGTTTAATTTGCTTGTCTGTCATCTTTGTTGCATCTGTAATACCTAATTTGTCTGCAACATCATTAATTTTATTTACGTCTTGTATTTGTTTGTTAAGTGTTTTTTCACCTTCTGTTTTAGGATTTTTAATTCCTGTTACTCGAGAAGGTTTAAGTAATTCTGGTGTTTGATCTTCTGTAGTAATTTCAGTTGAATATTCTGGTTTTGAATAAATTAATCTATCTTGAACATCTTTTTTATAATCTTGCATAGACATACCTTGAGGAGGTTGCATTGAAGGTTCATCTGCAAATGCTTGTCCTGTTACTCCTGCTCCAATAGATCCTAATGCAGTTCTTCCAGGATACTTTTGCATTAATTCCACTCCTGGTCTTGCTTTACTTTGTAGAAACTCCCCTGTTTCTCTTAAAGCTGCAATGCCTGATCTTTTTGCAGAATAAGGTAAAAATGCTGCTCCAGGGACAGCCATAGACAATCCGCTTAATACTTTACCAGCATCTCCTTCAGAAACACCCTCTGCTGCTTCTCGAGTTCCAGATGCAATTCCGTATGTTTCTAATCCAGTTAATCCAGTTTGAACTGATGGTTTAGCAAAAAATTGCCCTACTTTTGGTGCAAGATATCTATAAGTAGGAGCTGCCATTGTTCTTATTCCTGCCATTAAACCTCCTATATAATAGCCAGGTACTTTTTTACTATCAACTTTTCTAAGCTGTTCTGCTTTTTTTCTAAACAATGGTCTCATTAAGGTTTTATCCATAATGTTACCTCGCGTATGATACTGCTGTCTGTGTTGCAGCAGGTTGTCTTTGTAATGCAGAATAAGTTGCGTAAGCACCTAATCCTGCTCCTGCAGCTTGTGCTAATGGATTGGTACCACCAGGTTGAGTTGATTGAGTAACTGTAGACTGAGTTGTAGGACCCGCTGCATAAATATTTTTAAGAAACTCTGCTCTTTGATATGGTTCGTAAGATCTTTGTAGTTCTGTTTGTCTAGCAGCATCTAAAGCTTGTTGACCTAATTGTCTTTGTAATCCACCCGCTGCCATTAATTGATTAATGTCTCCTTGAGCCATTGATTGTTGTTGAGCACCTAATTGACCCATCAACTGACCTGTTTGTATTCCTGTTTGTGCCTGCAAGGCTTGGTTTTGTTGGAACGCTTGCATTGCTTGGTTAACAGCTTGTTGTTGTGCTAATCCTTGTTGTCTTAAAATCTGTCCTTGTAATTCTGCTTGTTGAACACCTTCTCTTCCACCACCAAATGCACCAGAAGTAATTGCTTGTCCTGCTAATCTTTGTTGTTGTATTTGTCCCTGTCTTGCAATTTCATCTAATACATTTGTTTGATAAGGATTCATATAAGCTTGAAATTGTGATGATGTAGGATCTAAAGCGGCTGCTTGTTGTGCTTGTAATAAAGAACCCAGACCTGCTTGAACAGTAGGAGCTCCTACTCCTGTTGTTCCAGATGCAGTAATTCCTTGTTGTTCTAATGCACTTAAAGGAGAAACCTGTAACGCAGGAATGTTAATCGGTTTTTGAGATAGCTGTGAAGCTATATCCATCAACCCAAGTTTTCGTTCTTCTATCCCTGGTGCTTCTCTTACATATTGTGTAGTAACCGCAGGAACAGAACTTCCGCCACCCCCTCCTCCTCCAAATAAACTCATCTATTTAATCTCCTTTTGATACTCGTAATGTTTAACTTTCCAACCATAATTAGATACAAATTTTTTATATCCTGGTCTTCCAAGCATACAAATTCTTTTACAATCATTATTTTTTGCAAATTTTTCTAATGCAACAATTAAACTATCAATCCATAATTCCATTTTTTTACCTGTACAAATACATGCTTGTAATTCTTTAAAATTAGGATTTTGAAATATTCTAGTTGTCATACATCCAAATACTTTGTTTTCTCCATCACTATCTTCACCAAACATAATAAATAATTGCATACGATCTTTTTCCAATTCTTCTTTAATATGATTTGGATTTGCATATGATCCTCCATATTTAAGAGCTTCTGCAATTAAAAAATGTACTAGTCCCCAATACTTATCTATTTCATTAGGATAAATAGGTATTACAGCTACTGGATCTTGTTTAATGTTCTGTTTTGTTTGCATTAATTAAATCATAAATTCTTTTAAAACGTTTTTGTTGTTCATAAAAGAACTCCGCTCCTTTTTTTCTTTGATCTTTTTTATCTCTAATATTTGCGCCAGCAATAATCCCCGCACCTAAAACTGCATGCGATCTAGATACAAATTCTCCATCAGCAAGTTGAGCTAACATAGTGTCTTCATGATCTTTACCATTTCCAGTTCCATCCATAACAAAACCATTTGCTCTTTGATAATTATTTATATCGTTTTCATCATGAGTAAATTTAGAAGGTAAGACTTGTCCACCTTCATTAAATCTTGCAATACTAGCTAAACCCCCTTGATTGTACTCTACGGCTTTAAAATTTTGCGTAGGTTCATCTCCTAAAACTTCTTCTACTGTTCGATAAGTTGATGGATCTGCAATTGCTGTATCCTGACCTGTACTATAATCTCTTGTGTAAAATCCTGTAGGCGATCCAGGTAATCCTGATTTTGCAAATTTAGAATAAGCTTTATTAGGAGTTGGTAAATACATTTTTTCTTTATCGTCTCCACTAAAAAAATCACCGATTAAAGGAATGGTTGCTGCACCGATACCTACTTTAGCTGCTGTAGGTAATCCTTTAAATCCTTCATATGCTCGACCTAAAATATTTCCACCCGCTGCATTTTGATTAAATTCACTAGTCATTAATTGTTTTAATTTAGCAGGATCGGTTACTCCCACTTGTGAAGCTGGTACAGGGGTAGTACCAGGTGTTTTTCCAAACAACGCACCAATACCTTGCATAGGTGCTGTATTCATAAACTGTTGTCCTAAAGTAGCTCCTTGAAGACCATAGCCTCCAAAACCTTGTAATCCACCAACGCCTGCCATTGCTCCAGCTTGTCCTAAGCTTCCTGCAATTAAAGCATCTCTCAAGGCTCTATTTGTAGATTTACCTCTTAATTTCTGAATACCGAATGCGGCTATCGCTATAGTAAATGGATCCAATTTTGTAGCTCCTGTAATTGTTATATAACTTTAAAATATTACCATTTTAGTCGGTCTTTATCAACTCATCCGCAAAACGACCTGTATACTGATGTTCCCCAACATGAGTAATATAATCCATAATCCAAGCATGGCATTTGCCACCTATATCTTTCCATCTCTTACAAAAAGCAAAATCTTCACCTAGGTAAGTATGTTTTTCAGGGTCAAATTGAGTATCAAAAAAGTTCCACATATGAGGTAATCTTTCGTTTTTACCATTAACAACTTGATCTTGATCTATTCTTAAATTAGGATAAGCTTCAATCATTTTAAGAATAACTTCTCTTTTAATTAACATAAAACCTGTAGGAGAATGAGTTACCTCTATAACTCCATCTTTAATTTTAATTTCATTATTGTTATCTACTTTCATAGGATATCTATAAAAAGCTTTATTACGCAAATCTTTTGCTTCTTTTATTTTTCCTTCTTTAAACATATGTATTCCTTTATCCCAATTTATATCTTTTAAAGGATAAGGAATAGATATTACATCTTTATCACAAGCTACTAATCTTTCTGCTGCACCAGAATTAAATGCAATGTCTGAATCAATAAATAATAAATGAGTTGCGTTTGATTGTAAAAAACCAGATACACACATATTTCTTCCTTGAGTCACTAAAGAAGACTTCATAATTTGAAACCGTATTTTTACATTTTTTTTAAAACAATGTTTTTGTAATTCTAATAAAGATTGTGTGTAATGAATAGAACATTGATCGTGCACAGGAGTTGCTACAAACAAACTGTATCCAGCTTCCTTAGTGTCCTGTGGCCGTTGTTCTTGATTAAACCATATAGGTTCATGATTTTGCATTTAAGACTCCTTGTAAAAAGTTAGTCCATTCATGCTTCCTATTTTCCCAATTATAAAATTTTTTATAAAACATTTGTTGTGAGGTTAATAATTCTTGCATACCTGGTTGATGTAATTGATCTACAATACCTTCTATTGCATAGGCAAAATGTTGTGCTAACATTTTGTAATCACTTTGATATTGAACATAAAGAGGCCATTCTGAACAAGTTTCATATAACGCTCCGTAGTTAGTGACTATTCCATATAGTCCATGAGCTAATGCTTCTATAGCAGATATACATGAAGTTTCTTCCCAAATATTAGGATAAACATAAAGATGGTAATTAGTAATACTTTTTAAAATTGTTTCATTACTAGCAAATCCAAGATAATTAACATTTTTAATTTGTCTTGCTTGTTCAAATAATGGTTCATACAAATTTTTATTTGCCTCATCAAAAGATGATCCATAAATTTTAGTTGAAGAGTAAACATCACAACTAATTAAAGGGTTTTTAATTAATTGCATTGCTCCTAGTAAAACATTTAATCCTCTCCAAGGAGTTGATGTAAATAATATTTTTACGGGTTGTCCTTTTTGATAAACCGCTCTACCATAAAATTGATCAATTGCATTTTTAATTACAGTGCATTTTTGTGCTGGTAGTTCAAACATCATTCTATATTTTTCACAACACCAATGACTATTAAACACGTACCAATCATACTTATCATGATTAGATTTATCTTTCATCCATGGAGCCACATTAGGTTGGTCGTATGAATTTTGTACCCAAAGAATATTTATTTTATCTTTAGATAAAGGTTCTTTTTCTGGAACAGAAGTTGTAATTTGAAAATGATTTAATAAATTATTATCTACGTATTTATACAGTTGGTTGAACTGTAGCTCCGTACCACCGATAGGTTTCATAAATTATTTTTTTATCGTATCACCTTTAGTGTGTAAAGAAGCAACTGTAATCTCTAAGTCTTGTCTAAAATCATCTGCTGTTGTATCTGTGGCTGGATTTGCTACATCTGCATCAAATGCAGCCTTATCCGCATACACTTCTCCCGTTCTTTTATTTTTAACAATTTCTACAGCTTTCGCTGGTATTTTAATTACATTCATTATTAGTTCTCCTGATCAAAACCAAAGGGACACTTGCCTTTAGGTTCTTCTGTTTTTGGTTTTTTATTACCTAGTTTATACCCTAATAGAAATCCAATAGATATAAATAAAGCTATTAGTAATGTATGCCAAATATAAAACATACTTCTTTATATCGGAAACCCCTGTCCTCGTCCACCTTTTTTTCTTCCTTTATGTTTCTTCGAATGTCTACCAGGTCTTTTCTTTCTTTTACTTTTAACAAAATTATTAACTCCAAAACCTTTTGCTTTTTTAGCCATTTTGATCCGATCTATTTATTTCTAATATAGATACCATCCCTGATACTACGTTTGCAGCGTTAGCTTCAATTCTTAAAACATCATTTTCTTCTAATATTACAGGGCCTTTAGCCATATTTAAAGTTTCATTTGCACTAACACTATCATGAGCTATTTCATATTCCGTTGTTGCAGAATTATCATAAATATAAATTTGGACTTGAGTTGTTCCTGATTCATTTGTTAATTGAATGTTTTGAATAATTGCTCTTGAACCAGCAGGACAGGTAAAAACATCTGTCTTATCCGTTGTAGTTAAATTATAAAATGCGTTTCTATATATATTTGCCATATTAATTATTCGTCATTACAAACCAAGTTACTCTTTCTACTTCCTGTTTAAGTTCTTCTTGAAACGTATAGTTAAGTTGATTTTTTAATTGATCCAATGCCTGCAATTGCTGTTGTTGATTTGTAGAATCGTAAACAGGTGTAGGATCAGGTATTGTTACAGTTATTTTTGCCATTATCGTCTACCGTCTGGTTGTACATCTGCTCTAAAAGTTCCATATCTCCAAGTTTCTCCCGAAGATGTATTTGCGATTTTTAAACTTGCAGCTCTTCCTCTAGCTCTGGTATCTACTTTTTGTGTAGAACTATTAATGGAAAAAGGTCCTAAAGAGGATGAAGTAGCTGTATCAGAAGGATAATCTTTTAAATTAATAGTAATTTGTGCATTACCAGTAAGTCTTTTAAAATCAGGTATGAATCTTCTAACTTTAGTAAAAACTTCTCCGTCTCCACCTTGATGCAACATAAAATCTCCTGATTCTACATAAGCTAACACAGGAGTAATAGTTCCATTTTCATTTTGATCAGTTCCTGTTTCGTGTTCCCAAAAAGTGCTAGATCCATTTATATTAGATGCTCCTTGCGCAATAGGAAACGTATAAGTTCCTGTTGGATTGTAAGATGTCTTATAAGGTAAATCAAATAAATGAGCATCTTGTGCAGTTGTTCTAGCAACAGAACTTGTAAACCAACAATTTTCTTGTCTGTTAAATATGACTGATCTATTCACTACCGAAGAAGTTGCGGAAGGGTAAAACCAGGTTACTTCTCCGTACAAACAGTCCCCAGAGGCATATACAAGTTTACCTGCATTATAGTTTAATCCAAGGTCTCCAGGATTGTTTTGAGTAAATACAAAATCCTCTACAGAACAATCTAAAGTTTTAACAGTACCATCAAAATAATTAAAACCACCTGAATCGTCCATCCAATAAACAATACCATCTTTAAACACAGCTGCGTTTGGACCCATACATCCACAATTAGATCCAACTTTTCTAATGCTAAACGTAAAGGGAGCTCCTACAAACTGCATGGTATATGCTGCGGTATCTGTTATAACTAAAATATAATCTTTCGCTTGTATAGCGGCCCTAATTTCTGTTCCATCATCTAGTCTAAATGTTCCAGCAGTGTTAACTGACGTAGGCGCATAAATTGAATAATCTTCTTGATCAGAAAATCTAATAAACATTTTATCTTGAGTATTTGTAGATCCAATTGTAGTTTCCGTTCCTAAATGAAATAAATGTCTGTCTTGATCAGAGGTAATCGTAATCATTGTTTTTGTTGGTGCTCCTACCATAATCGTAGCTCTTGTAGTTAAAGCTAAAGGATTACTGTTTACAGGTTGCCAAATAAAAGTTCTGCCATTGTAAATAGTTGCAACTAATATTTGACCAAAATTATCTAAAGACCAGTTTGCAGGATCTAAGGACACTGAAGAAGATAAAGAAGCTTCTCCCCATCCTGTAAATACTTCAATAGAAGTATTATCTGAATGAGCAGCGGTAGAAGTTCCATTTACTCCTCTTGTAATACCAGTAAGCGTTGTTGAAGTAATACCTGTATAAGAAATAAGTTCATTATCTACTTTAATAACTCCCGCTGAAGGAAAACCAGTTGTGCTATCTACAACAATAGTAGATCCTACACCGCCAGTTCCGTTAGTGTCATTAAGTAATGCTCCATCTAATTGATTTGTAACTCCTGTTGCTCCTCCCCATAACCCTGTACCAAAACCATAACCGTATGTTTGACCAATTTCTCCCGCTTTAACATAACGGTGAACAGTACATGCTCCTGATGTTCCGCTATTGGACGCGGCTGTTGCCATAGTAATGGTAAATTGATTTGCGTTCAGTCTAGCTGTGCACTCATATGGAGTATTTTCAAAAATTGCATCTGTGTACCCAGAACCAGAAGGTGCTGTAACAGAAGTAAAAGTAAAAATATCTCCTTGGCTTAGATTATGTCCACTTAAATTAACAGTGACCGTTGTTGTTCCATTAGTAGTAAAGGTCCCTCCAGATTGAGCTGCTTCTAATGGAGTAATATCATAAAAAGCTCCCTCATAATAAATAAATAATCCTCTGTGAGTAGCTAAAGCAGCATAAATACGACCATCTAAATCCACCCAATGAAATTGTTGTCTAGTAACTCCTATTAAAGTATCCGTAGTAATCTGAGACCAACCTCCTACTTTTTCAGGTAATCCTGAGCGAAAACGAACAAAATCACCGTCTACATACTGACCTTCTGCTGCAGTATCTGTAATTTGTTTATTAAAGCCAGGTCGTATATTAATTAAGTTTAATGGCATACTCTCATTATACTAGACTTTTACGACTAATCAAACTTAGTAATAAAATCTTGCCAAACGTCTAATTCAAATGGAAAGGTAATAAAATCAGGAGGCATAACTTCATCCCCTGGTTTATAATTGAATATATATTCTTTTTCCCTTTGCCACAAATAGCTATTATCTAAATGTTTATTGCATTTCTTTTTAGTTATTTCCCAAAAAGGAGAATTAAATTTAGATCCATTTTTATAAATAAAGCTAATAAAATTAATATAGCTTTCCGCTCTTAATTTTAATCTATCATTAGCATCTTCTTCAGTGTGCCCTTGAAATACTACATCCCACATAGCTCTATTACAATGATTCCAAAACACTCCTGCAATTGCTTCTAAAGGTTCAAAAAATAATGCTTTGTTTCCATTTTTTAATATTCGTCCATCAATAAATTGTTTAGCATAATAATTTTTAAAGCTAAATTCTTTTAAATCAGTATTGAATTTATCTTTCATAATAAATTTAAGATAATCTACAGCTTCTTCTTTAGGAGTTATTTTATTATTATATAAATAACCCCAACCTTGTCTGGTCTGTAATGGAATACCAAACATCCACCCATGAGGAGTAGCTTGATGAAACGTGTATGCTCCCCAATTACCTGGCTCATGTATTAAATTAACAAGAGCAGAGTTAACAGGGATAACATCTATTTCATTATAATCTTCGTACGATTTGGGATAACCCATGCAGTCTATTA